GGGAAACAACGACAAAGACTGCATGCGGACATCATTTTCATATCGCCTGCTTCGAAACGTGGAGACAGAGTCGAACAGCCTCATTTCAGGCGGTGACGTGTCCTATGTGCAGACACGCAAACCCGCGACCCAAGCCTCTCGTCAGACGTGTCGTGGGTACTGTACATCAAAGTTCACCAGCAAACGTGCTTGTTCTGTAAGTCCCTTGCCTTTTACGACATAATCCTTTCGAGGATCTAGGATACCAAACTCCTTGAGTGTATTGAACTGGACTGGTCCACCAAAATGAGGTACGATCACGTCGATCCCTTCGACGGATTCCTGAAACGTCACAGTCATGACGTACCGCAGATCGTCGCCGCGGCGTTCAAATTTGGGATGGGGTTTTACATTGAATGTAATTATGAGATCACCTGTTCTTTCACGATTTGACCGCGCTTGCTCCCCGAGTCCCTGAAGTCTGTGTTGCGTTCCCGAATGTATGCCTTTTTCAACATGTAAGTTGATCACGACCGTATCCACCGTTGTTTTTTTGTGGTTACATCCCGGACACCCCTTTCGTACTACACCAACAGTCTGACACTGGTCACAGGGTCGTGCAAACATCTGACCCATCATACCCATCATTTCTTGAACCATCATTCCTCGTCCCTGACACCGAGGACACGTCATGGCGCATGACTGACAGTATTTCGTCACGGGCACCTTGATCGTCTTATCAGTCCCAGTGTACACCTGTTCGAGCGTCAGGTCTATCGTGTGATGTCGTTCCGTCGTCCTCTGCTGTTGTGCTCCACCCATACCACCAAACATTTGCTGAAAAATATGCGAAATGTCGGGTCCTTGTGGCTGTTGCTGCTGAGGGTCATCTGTACCAAACTGGTCGTAGCGTGCACGGCGATCCGGATCGTTCAGCACCTCGTACGCCTGTCCAATCTCCTTGAACTTTTCAGCGTCGCCACCCTTGTCTGGGTGATTGACGCGTGCTAGATTTCTGTACGCCTTTTTGATTTCATCTGCCGATGCGCTCTGGTCGACACCGAGTGTCTCGTAGTAACCCATACTGATAAAGAGCGGTGTAAACTTTAAATGGTCTAAAACCGCGGTGCTCCGAAAGCACAAGACAAATGATCGAGATTGACGAAACCATCCTGACTATTTTTGAACAGAGAATTTACAATCGGCTCAAGTCGTACCTCTTTGAGCACACGGATCGTGTGTACTGGGAGCAGAATAACAAGTTTCGTCACAGGAACGCCCGGGAAGTGAAACGCTTGCTCAAAGAGGTGTTTGATGATATGCACGAGATTTACCCATCACTCGTACGTGTATTCGATGAAAACCTTACGCTCGTGCAGCAGTGCGTGTGGGTCGGAATGAACGTGCCGTGGCCCGTTGATCCAGATGACCACATCAAGCGGGTCGTCGATAACATCATGGAGGTGTTCAACGACACAGTGTATGCAAATCTCCGTTGTGAAATTGTCAACCTAGAATATGAAGCCCGTTCCAAGTTGTGAAAAGTGTGTCTATTACAACCCAGGTCCTTACGCACGAACAGGCGTGTGTACCAGGTACGTGGCGTACAGAGGTCGTGGAAAGATGGTGTACGAGTTTGCAGACACTGTCCGACTCGACAAGTCCAAGTGTGGTCCAGAAGGGAAGATGTTCCTCTCGGACCCCAGAGAAGACAAGAAAAGTGTCCTTTGGTCACTTTTGAATGATGATGAATAAAATATTCCAATTGATCATATGGGTCGCCAGATAAAGGGTCAGCGTCCATCTGAATATCGCCCCAGTGCAACGCGACGCGCGTCAGGACTGGATCCTATCAGCGAGTCGCGGTGGAACAAATTGCGTCAGCAGATAAAGAGCATGGTGCGGCTCGAGCGTAACATCCGCGCGAAGGGGTCTGCGACCCGTGGTCGCTTCAAGGTGAAAAATGCGTCACCTGTCAAAAAGAACAACAGTGTGATGCTTAACAAAAACAAACCACCGGGTCTGTACTTTGTGAGTCAGCCGTACAAGAGAGGTCGATTCAAGATTGAAAATATTTATGGATTCGTCCCAATGCCTAAAAAGCGTACAAACGCAAAATCTCCTTAATAATTGCGTGGCGTTTAATGTCATCTTCACCGAACTGCACGTGCTCAAGCCCGTGAATAGGGTAGTCCTCGAGCCTCTTCAACAAATCAGAAAGTCCGTTGTTCTCAAACCCACGATCATACTGACCGGTGTCACCCGTGATGATGAGTTTGGAATCCTTCCCCAGTCGGGTCATGACCATACGCATCTGGTTTGGCGTCGAATTCTGCATCTCGTCTGCGATGATCCACGAGTTGTCGAACGTCCGTCCGCGCATGTACGCGAGAGGACACACCTCAAACTTTGTCTTGGTTGACATTGCATCCTTCATGGGACGAACCCATGGATCCATCTTCTTGTCCAAATTACCTGGCAGAAAGCCGTGCTGCTCGTCAACGGAGACGGCTGGTCGAGTCAAAATGACATGACGAGCATGCTTGGATGCCGCGTGACACGCCATCATCGTCTTTCCTGTACCGGCTGGACCACTTGCAATGACGATAGGGATGCGTGGGTTTTCAAGTAAGACTTGGTACAGACGGTGCGCCATTCTTGTTTTAAAAATGTCGGTTTTTTTTATACCATGAACTTCACCATAATCGACAATGAACTCGCGATCCTACGTGAAGGTGAAGTCGAACACATTTTCGAGCGCGATTCGCTCAGCAGAGCAACGTACAGTTACATGATCCATTGGGTCCAGGACATCAAATCTCCTGAAGATGACCCTGGAACAATGTGGGTCGAGGCTGCAAAGGCGTGGGACACACTCAGTCCCGAAATGCAGGCGACTCTCATGTCGATTGCACATAAAGAGAGTCAACAGGCGCGTGACATTCGTGATGGGCTGCTTGCAACCCTTCACGAATACCAGGGGGTCAAACGAGTGAAGGACACCTACGCTGAATGCATTCGTGTGTGCTTCAGTCAGTGGGCGAACTAATTTAGTTCGAGTTCAACCTCACACACTTCGACCGGTTCTGACTCGACAGAAATTTCGTCAATCTCGACGTCACATATACCCTTCTTACGCATGGCGAGTACGCGGTCCCAGAACGCCTTCATCACCGGGAGGTAATGCGCAAACCATTCACGGTCACGCGGAACCTCGACGATGACAAACTCCTCTGGTGGACCAGTTTTGTACTGTAAAAAATCACAAACCTCGAGGTCCATAATCTCGAGGAGGAGCTGAATCTGAGGCAGGTAATACCCAGGAACTTCAGGTTTAATCTTTCGGCTCAGAGGGCACTTAATCTCGAGGAGACGACCAGATTCTGTGATGCCGTCGGGACTTCCGCCGAGAAATTTGTGTACAGGATGTTGCACGAGACCAATCTCATGTGAGATTTGACCGTGGCGCATGTCGTACAAGTCACGAACCATGGGCTCGAGACGTGTGCCGTGTGCCGTCGCTTCGTTTCCTGCCCATGGACGCGCCGCGCCGCACTTTTTTGCCAAGAGTCCTTCTGGTTTTTCATATGGATTGAGCCCTATCGCCGTCGCCGCATCACTCGCCGTCAGCAGATTCCCACGGAGGTTGAGCCACTCCTGACTTCGTTGGTCAGCGTATGTTTGTTCGATAAGTTCTTTTGCACGTGGGTGCATCCTTCATTTAGAAGGCAGAGACTGTTTAACTAAGTGTAAACTTCTTTTCGAGATTCAGCATCCGGGTAGCGCGAGCCTTGTCACGACGCAACCGATCGCACTCTTCGGCCGCCTCCTCCATGGCGATTTCTAAGAGCAGAGGCTCGATGAGTTGACGGAGCTCGTCGGCACGTGTTTTGGCTGGCTTCATCTTGGGTGGATTCTTCTTATACCCGGTCCAGATCGTCTTTTGGTCCTTGTAAAGCTTAAGAGCGGTTTCGAGGTTCTCGTTGGCACACACAAGGTCACCCTCAAACTCATTCATGCACACATCGTGAGCCTCGCGCTTCTCGTCATCCGTCAAGCTGTCATAACGACGAAGGGCTGTGCCGATGTGCTCGTCGCACGCAACCTGTAGACCAGCTGCGGTGCCTGGGAACTCGTCGCGGACCATGTCAAGCTCATGGTGCGCCTCACCTTCAAAGTAATCGAGGACCGCCTGCTGAGCCGATGGCCACGGCGGGTAATCAGCGTAGTCGCTCTTGCGAGCACGCCACTTGCACCCGTCTGCACAATACACGTAACCGTTGGAGTCAAGTGCGAAGCAAATGCCCCACCCCATCTCTATTTCTTGAAACGCTCAGTCGTTTTAAGAGCAATCTGAGCCGCAAATTGTTCCGCCTGTTTCTTCGTGCTCGCAAACCCAGACCCGTGTGGAATACCATCGACGACAACTTCGATGTGGAACGTGCCGTTAATCTGACCACGGACCTGGTATTCTGGCAAGGGCACCTTATTTGCTTGACACCAACGCATGAGCTGGTCCTTGTAGTTGTCATCTGTAAGGTTCATCTCGACGTGTTCAAACGCCGCAAATACAAACGACTTGGCGTGAATCATACCGATGTCCAGGTAAATGGCACCCACGAGTGCCTCGAAAACATCCTCGAGGATATTCTCATTGGTGTTCCAACCATTACGCATTCCCTTGTCATCCATGAGAACCCACTTTTCAAGCCCGAGACGTTTTGAAATTTCACAGAGCGTTTTACCTCTCACGAGTTTCGTACGCGCCTTGGTCAAAAACCCCTCCTGCTCTGCTGGAAACTTTTCAAATAGATATCGCGTGATGATAAATCCAAGGACGGAATCACCCATAAATTCCAGCGTCTCGTACGAGCCTTCAAGACCCTTGTACTTTTTGAGGGCTGATTTATGCGTGAAAGATCTGCGATACATTTTGATATCATTAATTTTCGTGCCTACGAGACGTTCAAGCGCCACGCGGTCAATGTTTGGGGCATCGACGAGCTCTGGCGATTCAACGGTTTCCATTTTATAGTACGTACACTTTTGTTTTTAAGTCCCCGGGGCGAATCGCCCCGTGTCCGTCCGCCGGCGGTGTTACCTTAACCCTTGACACCAATCTGGGGGTGTCCCTGGAACGCCGGAATGTACCCGGGTCCAGTTCCCGACACTTCCGGACTCAAGGCTGGTTTTTTGACAACCTGAAACATGAAAAAGAGCGCGATGAGAATCATAAACAGAATCAGTAGTTTATGCATATTACATTAGTGTGTGAAAAAAAATAGATCCAACGGACAAAGCCAGTTGTTTCAGGCCTTCTTCACGGTCGGGCGCTTGGCAGCCACCTTGGGCTCGGTGGCAGCCTCTACTGGGGCGACTACTGGCGTGGCGGCAGCCTTCTTGGGCTTGGCTGGCGCCTCAGTCTTGATGTAGTGCTTGTTGATGTACTTCTGGATGTTCAGGAACGTCACCTGCACGTCGGCAGGGGGGTCCAGAATCGCCTTCAGGGAAGCATCCATGTTAATGTTCTGACCCTGCTTCAGACCCTTCTCGGTCACGTACTCGTTCACCTTCTTCGTCACCTGGGAGCGGGAAATCTGCTCACCGGCAGCCAGCTTCAGAAACTTACGCAGCTCCTCGGAGATGTCCAGGGGCTTATTGAAGCCGTTGGTGGTCGAACGAGCCTTCGCCTTCTCACCCAGAGGGTCCTCAATCAGGTTCTTCACCTTGCGCAGGTCCTTGCGCAGAAGCTTGATCTCATCGATAACAGTCTGGAGGGTGATGGTGGTAGTGTCAGCCATTGCTGGTATTCTTACAGCTGATTCCTTTAGGTGGTTTCCTGGCGTACACCTCGAACGAGATTCATGGTCTGGGTACTGAACACGAGCAAAAGAAGCATCAGCATAGGCCATGTCAACATGGGGCCGAGGACCATAAACATTATCAGGTGCCACACCATGAACCCACCGTACACCGGTGTGTCCTTTATGAAATTGTAAGCCGTGAGGTAATCAACCTTTGACAGTGGGTCCATATCTACTGTTTCGTGACATTTTTTTGGCAGCCAATGCGATAAGTATAGCCATAATGATAGTCCCAAGAACAATCAGAAGGATGATTGCCCATATTGGAAACCAGTTGTCCGTCGCAGTCCCGTCACCGCCCGTCGCAGTCCCGTCACCGCCCGTCTCCCCCGTTGGAGGTGGTTCACAACACCCTGGATCGCAAGGAAACTGTGCATCACCCTCGAGGAATGCACATATCATGTTTGGACCCGATTCCGTTCCAGTGGCTGGTGTTATACCAGGTGTCACCTGAGCCTGGTATGTACAGTTCTTCCCATTGTACTGTGGACCACAATACGTCGGACCTGTTGTCACGTACGTGTTTCCTGTTCCACACAGCCCGTTGTCCCGAAGCGTGTATCCAGTTGGGCATGTTTTCTTGACGATGGTTGAACTCGTCGACGTGGCACAGTTGGAAGGGTCAGTTGGAATGGGCATGTATCCAGATGGACACGTCGGCTCGACCGTCTCTGGTGCGTTCGCCAGACAGAGACCCGAAACGTCAATCGTAAATCCAGTCGGGCAAATCTTCGGGACGGTTACAGCAGACCCCGTCGGACGCCGGCACCTAGTCTTGTCGACTGGCAATTCAACGTAGCCCTCTGGACAAACTCCCAGGCTCATTTCTACTTAGAGCTTAGGTTTGTTTTCTGAGCACCAACCATGGAGTACGGAACTCCAGTAAAGATTCCAGACGGTCGTTACTTTCTCAAGGTTTCAGCAAAGGGTGATGCTCGTGTGTTTCACCAGGTGAACAACGTCCAGGTTGACGGAACGCTGACCAAGGAGACGCGTCAGGTAAATCTCCGCATCCCCTCAAAAACTTTGTTTGATAATGTTGATAACGAGCTTCTGAGTCAGGCGGAGGTGAGCAAGCTCGAGTGGTTCGGCAAGGATGTCTCGGCTGAGACTATTCGCTCGGCGTACCAGGCGAGTCTATCAGCTGACGGTGAGCTGTCTGCTTCGCTTGCAGCCATCAAGGGCAAGGTGGTGACTACATTCTTTGACGCTCAGAAGAATCCGATCGAGGAGATTTCAGGAGCGTGTGATTTTCTGTTTGAGCTAGCTGGTCTCTGGTTCCTCAAGCGATCCTTCGGTCCCATTTGGCGCGTCGTCCAGGTTCGTCAGCGGTCGGCACCAAAGCCAAAGACAAAGGGATACCCAGTCGAGTTCCAATTTGCAGACGAGCCAGAGCCAGAGGCGGAGGAGGAGGATGACCCGACCGATTACCTGGACTGAAAAAAAAAGTCGTATACTATTATAACATGGACGGCAAAGGTCTGGCGATTCTGATTCTTCTGTTCCTGATTGCCATGATGGTATTTTATCCTCAGCGCAGCGGCTACACCCCAACAGGCGAAGACCCAGTCGGTGCTTCCCCAACAGATGCCAAGCCAGCCAGCGATGGTCCCCGTATCATGCAGGGTGGTGGCCACATCTCTGCTCCAGGTGGCACCTTCACGTCAGTTGACGACCCAGCCCCGTTCGACATGGGTGGCTCCGGTGTGCGCACCGTTGACATGCCAGTGTACGACAACACCAACGTGGGTCTGATTCCCAAGGAGGTGGTGACGACCGAGGATTTCGGTCAGTTTTCTCCAGACGCCATCCTGTCTGGTCAGAACTTCCTGGACCCGCGTGCCCAGATTGGTTTCCCCGAGACGATCGGTGGCAACCTGCGTAACGCGAACCGCGACTTCCGCTCCGAGCCACCCAACCCCCGCGAGGCGGTCAGCATCTTTAACCTGTCCACCATTCCCCCGGACACGATGCGCCCCAAGTTTGAGATTGAGAACAGCTACGAGAAGTAGAGATCAAGTCACGCAGTGACTTGGGATCAAGTCAAATTGACTTGGGATCAACCCGGGACTAGGAGCACTTAAAAAATAAACACCTTTAACTAACAAATGGACGACTTTAAGGCCGTCATGACTGAATGGCTCTCCCTGAAGCACCAGCTTGCTGCTGCGAGGAAAGACATGGCTGTACTGAATAAGCGCGAGAAGGAGCTCCGGGCACAGGTCCAGGGCCACATGAAGGAGATTAAGGAGACGCAGGATGTTGACACGGTCAAGGTGAACCAGGAGAAGGTTTCTCTGCATACCAAAGAGTCTCGTGGTAGCATCACCAAGAATGTCATCCTGGCGGGTCTGCGTGCCTATTTCGGCGGTGACGATACTAAAGTGGAGCAGGTGTATCAGATCATTGTCGATCACGCTCCAGTCAAGGAGCGCAACACCATCACAGTCAAGAAAGCCGCTTAAGGAGACAAACCTCAGAAAGAACAAGTACAAAAAATGGGTGTCAACAACGAGTACAGTGACAACGCTCTCTTCAACGGCGATGACGTCGATGAGGCTTACGATGAGCAGGAGGACCATGAGATTATGCTCAGCCCGACGGACTGGCACGACTGGCACTCAGAGGATGTCCTCAACATGTGGATGTCCCTTCGTCAGTACCTCGAGGACAACCATCTCAACAGCACGCTGATGAACAAGGCGTCCTTCCACAACTTTGCCGAGTTTGTCCGACAATTTTCTCGGTAGATAGTATCTGCTATCATGGATATCACTGGTCCCAAGATTCTGACCCCCGCCATCCTGTTCGCCCTGCTCAGCCCGGGTCTGCTCCTGCGCGTGGGCCCCAGCCCAGTGCTGGTGCACGCCCTGGTTCTGTCACTGGTGTACTACCTGATTGCCAAGTTTGTGCTCAAGGTGTCCCTGCGCCCCGCTGACCTGATCGTGCCCGCTGTGCTGTTCGTGCTCCTGACTCCAGGCGTCCTTCTGACGATTCCCCCAGCAGGCAAGGGCGTCTTTATGTCTGGTCAGTCCTCCCTGCTGGCTGTCGGTGTGCACACGCTGGTTTTCGCCCTGGTGTTCTCCTTCATGCGTAAGAATTTCGCCGCCTACTATTAAGAGATGAACGGTCAGAAGTACGTCGGTCTTCTTATGAACTCTCGTACTCAGGCACACGCCTTCCACTTGACGACAAACTCTTTTGCGCAACACAAGGCGCTCCAGGCGTACTATGAAGGCATTGTGCCTTTGTTTGACAGTTACGCCGAGGCGTACATGGGTAAGTATGGTCGTTTTCGCCGCATCATCGTCGGTCGTCGCACGATTGCCCGCAACCCAAAACTGTATTTCCGTTCGCTTCTGACACAGCTTCGCCGCATGCGCCTTCCACGAGACTCGTACCTCAAGAACATTCAGGATGAAATTACAGCACTGGTACGTTCCACACTTTATATGTTGTCCCTTAAGTAAGATGCTAACTCAAGCTGCGCTGGTTCGCCGTGAGGTTACGGGTACGTCACGAAACGTGCACAAGGCACGACTCGCAAATCTTGTCGAGAGAGCTATAACCAAAGCCAACCCTGATCCAAAGTTTACGCACATTTCACAGAATATCAAAAACGATATGCGTAGTATATACGGTCAGAATCTGAGCGATGAAAATATCAGAAAGGTTATTTGGTATATGAGCGAAAAGGCGCACGGCAAGTCACCCAACAAATGGAGAAAGCTCAACTGGAAGACCATCATCACGAGTCTCGTCATGAATTATCCAGTTTTTGCTCGTCGTCGCCGTACCTAAAGTGAA